GCCCTGCATAATACATTGCATTCCATCTTAGTCTATAATGAGAGCAGCCTGAATTGTCAAGAGGGAAAATCAAGACAAGTGACTTGCCGTCATTAGAATTGGCACTTAACATTTATCACCTCACGAATTTTTTCTAAACTATTTATTACTTGTCAAGTGTGCCCAAAGTATCGCGGATGTTATTGTTGTCGTTCTTCATTGCAGCCAAGTCTTCCTTGTTCTTGTCGCGGAGCTTGATTAGCGGCTGCTTGATTTTCAACATCAAGTAATTGCGAGTCTTTTCGTTAACATTTGAACCAATCTTCTTCAACAAGAATGATGCGTTCTTCGGGTTCTGGAATGTTACGTCTTCGGCCTTCAAAAGCTTGCCGTTGAAGATGAGGGTTACTGCCTTCTTCACTGCTTCAATTTCTGCTAGCTGTGCATCAGGTAGAGCTTCAATGATAGCGTTCATTGACTGCATAATACCCTTTACGTCATAGATGCAAGCGCCAGCAGGTGTCGGCTGAACCACTTCAGCATCATCAGCTCCTTCAGTGAAGTCAGGGTCATCTTCATGACCTTCCATATCGTATGGGTCCTTGTCTTCTTCTTCGCCGTCAGCAGCATCGCCATCTTCGTCATCACCAGAATCAGAATCACTTCCGCCACCGCCACCTGCGTCAGGTGCACCGCCAAACGGATCTCCGCCAGCGTCATCACCGCCCATATCGTCACCGCCCATATCGTCACCACCAGCAAATGGATCATCACCCATATCGTCGCCACCAGCATCAGCATCTGGTGCGGTATCTTCGTCACCTTCAGCTTCATTAAGCTTGAATGGCACATATTGCTTTGACAACTTGATAGGCTTTACAGCTTCTTCCAAAAATGCATGTATATCCTTCATGTCGTTCTCCTTTGTAAAATAATTGTGCACCGTTGAAACGATGTCAGTCTTTTTCATGTGTTTCGTCTTTGCGCCAACGAAGTAGTCAAAGAACACTCTCGCAAACTTGGAGTTGCTCTTTGAAAGAATGTCAGCCAAATCTTCCATGTTATCGTCAAGTAGCATTTTGACGATAAGCTCCATCAGTTCCTCGCAAGACTCGATAAGTCGCTCACGAATGACTGGGTCAGTCACTTTAATATAGCGCTTACAAAAACGGTCAAAGAATTTGTAGCGGGTCTCAATCTTATGAAAAACGGAATACTTCATGTTAGCTCAAATCAAATTCAGTGGATATTGCGTCAGTATTTATATGGGTATCTTCTTCCGCCTTTTCAATCATTTCATCAAGCTCGGTTGACGAAACATACAAATTCGTTGTGTTATTTTGAATAAGTGTTTGGGCTTGAGCGGCGTTGCTCTGTTTAGCGAGAGCCATTCGTTCTTTTTGTTCCATCGCAGCCTTTGCCATTTCTTCCTTAGTCTGAGTAACTTGATAGTCAGTCTCAATCTTTTCGAGATCTTGTAATTGCTTTAGGTGTCCAGCGACGGTATTTGACAGAGTCGCATAAACTTCAAAATAGCGAGCCTGAGAATTTAACTTGCACATCTGTCCAAGGGTTTCCAACACATGCGTGTCTTGGGAAATCTTTTCTTGGAGAGTAGCCTTCATGTACTGAAGACTCTTAAGAGTATACTTCTGCCCCTTATACTCAATGGTTGCGTCTTCTTCAGGTTCTGGGTCTGGAACTTGAACAGGAGGAATTTTTTCTTCCTTACCTAAAAGCTCATTGGAGACCGTTGAGTCATCAACGCCTTCAATGTTGAACGTATCACATAAACTATCAAACTGTTTCATATAGTATTTATAATAAGAAAAACAGCAGTTCAAAGAAACTGCCGTTTTGAAAGGGTTTTAGAATGTTAAATGTTTTTATTCTGGATCTTTTCCATACTTAGCATTGTATGCTTCGGTGCGGAACTCCTTCTTTGCGCCTTCAATTCTATCATGGATCTTCTGTTCAACGATTGCCATAACGAATGGTTCTAGCTTATCAAAGCGTCCGTTGAGGATCTTGCCCATCAAGTAGCCGCTGTTTTCGTTTAGAGGCCTGCCGAACTTAGCGAAGTAGTTGTAGGCTTCAGATTTGGTTTCGTCGCCGCCTTCAAATTCAGCGTCGGAATCATCTTCGCCTTCACCTTCATCATCGCCTTCAAATTCAGCGTCAGAATCGTCTTCACCTTCTCCTTCGCCTTCGCCGCCTTCTTCTCCGCCTTCATCGGAAAATTCAGCATCGCCATCGTCAGAGAATTCGGCGTCACCGTCGCCTTCTCCACCTTCATCACCGCCTTCTTCATCGCCGTCGCCATTCTGCTTAGCAATCTGGTCGGTCAATGCCTGAACTGCAGTGATAAGTGTCTGCATAGTATCCTGTAGGTCCTGTTCCTGTTCTTCAGGATCCTTTTCAACGCCGGCTTCTTCGTCTGATGCTTCGCCATCACCTTCTTCGCCGTCGCCATCAGGGTCACCTTCGTCAGAGATATCGCCTTCTTCACCGTCTCCTTCAGGAGCAGGTTCGCCTTCATCTTCAGAAGCAGCTTCTTCTGGCTGAACATCTTCAGCAGTTGTGGTTACTTCTTCTTCACCATCCAAAAAGCCTTCAGATAGAGATGCCTTCTTGCGGTTAGTAGCGTCACTGATTTTCTTTGCCATATTTGTTATCTCCTAAAACCTCTTATATTGTATTTATAAAGTCTCCAGAAAATTCTGAAACTCTCTACTGTTGGTTAAATCACTGAACTGTTTATGCACTTCAAAAGCTGCATCAAATGTCTTTTCTTCCTGTGAAGCAACCTTTTCAAACTCATTATAGTACTGCTTAATATAGTCTGGCAAGTTTGCCTTAGTGGTGTCCTGGTTAAACAACGCAGTCATACCCATCGGACTGTATGCGGTTTTTAGCTGCTTAGTGTTTATCTTCTGGGCAACTTTTTCAACCTTGTTCAAAACATCAAAAAGTGCTTTGTCTTCCTTAGCGGCTGCTTTGTCGCCTTTGGCTAGTTTGGCAAGCACCAAGCTATAAACCATCGGGTTATCTTGCAGTTCAGAAAAACCTTTGGACTGTTTCACAAAATCATTAAACTCACTCATAAATTAACGCGTCCTTTTTTCTTTTAGAAAATCGTAATAAGCACCAATCTTTTCTAGGGCTATCTGCATGTTGCCAAGTGTATTCTTGATGTCTCTGATATCTTCCTTGATACCGCTCGTTTCTTCAATGAGATGAGCCACATCCTTTTGAATAAGTCGCTTCTCAGTCTCCATAGAATTACATTGCTCCTTCAAGGCTTTGACTTCTTCTTTCAGTTCGTCACGATCTTTTTGGAGCTGTTCAATCTCAGCCTTGCGATCATTGTTTTCTGTATTTCTGACTTTTGCAGTTGTGTTTCGCTGTATGGTTATGATAACATACATAGCCACAACTGCAATAAGAGCGACTATTGCAAGAGGGTTTTGTGTAGCAATTATAGACAGAGCGGTTTCCATCTTATCCCTCAACCGAATAATAAATTGTTCTGTTCGCAGTAAGATTGCGAATTGCGCCTTCGCTAGTTGGGTAAGGCGTAAATTCTTGGAATGATACCAAGTTCATTGCATCGAGACGCTTGGCAATTTGCCATGCTTCTGTGCCCAAATCAATAGCACTGGTGTATGCAGGCGGTAAACCCTTCAACCTAAATTCATAGGTGTTTGAGATACCTGAAGCAACCAAGCGACGCTCAATTGTGTAGTCATCTGCAACATACTCTGGGCATCTATCACGAACTTCCATCGCATAAGCACTAGCAGATAGGGCAACGGCACTCAAATTGTTTATTGCCTTTGTCTTATCTTCCAAGTCTTTTTCAATGCCTGAAATTGCAGCGTTTGCGGATGCAAGCATTTCGTGTTCGCCGTCAAATAGCCAGCGTTCTTCTCTGTATCCGTCAACTCCAGAAGGTATCTTGATGATGTGATTATAGATGTCAGTTACATCATCACGAATGTTCTTATTGGTTAACCAATCACGAACTGCGTAAGGTGCGCCTGGAGTGCCATCACCTGAAATTGAGCTTGGGTCAAAATAAAGCTTGTTGGATTTTGCAGAAATAGCGTCAGCAAGGTTATCCATGCCGCTCAAGATTTCTGGTATCTGTCCAGCGCTTTCCCAAGTTGCTGAATTTGAACAAACTGTATTATAAACGCTGTTCCAGCTAGCAGAATTTGTGTTGAGTGTATTGTATGCGCTATTCCAAAAATCTGCAGATTCGGCAATCTCGCCGGCAGATGCAATCTTATCAAAATCTTCTGGTGTAAAACCTGACAAACCGCTGAGAATTTCAGCAGCAGTATTCCATCTGTCAACTTCGCCAGATGTTATGCACATGCACTCTTCTTTTTCATCGGGGCAGCATGGTTCGTGCGGTCTAACAACGAACGCCGGCTCTAGGTCACCGTGAATGTGCGGATAGCGTTGATAATGCATGTAATCCATTCTTTACCTCTATATTGTATTTATAAAGGTTTATTCAAATGGCTCGGACTCAACTTCTTTGATTACCTTCTCGATTTCAGTCTCAGCACGCTTCAACCATTTGTCTGCAACGAGGTCGTATATGTAATCATACTCCTCGCAATCTTTTGCGTCTAGCGACAATTCAAGGAGTTTCTTATTCACAGGATATAGGCGCCAGTGATAGAAGCACAAGACCATAATCTTGAATTCATTTACAGCGAGGAACTGTTCAAGGGTAAAGCCATTCTTGGCTATAAGAGTTGGGTCTTTAAGAACCTCCTCCACTTCTCCAAGACAGTTTTTAATCTCTTCCTTGTCCATAAAATAACTCTATAGTAAATATAACAATGTTTGTAAGCAAAATAAAAAGGCTCGGAAATAATTCCGAACCTTCTAAATTTATGTTTCTGTATTATCCTTCGTAATAGTAGCTATCATAATATGATATTGCATCTTCATATTCATCATCTGTATACTCGCCATTATCTAGCATATCCTGTGCCCACTGTTTACCAGCTGCGGCCCATTCTTCATCAGTGCAAGGATCATCAAGTCCGTAATGCTCGTAATATGAACCCATATAGCCGCCATCGTCTTCGGCACGTTCTTCATTAGATGGCAAATCATTTTCATCATCTTGAACATCATCAGGAGTATCATCATCGGTCTGGAATGATTTTGGAGAAAGTTCTCTAGCCTTTTTCAATATCAGTTCAGCTTCATCATGTAGCTTATGAACAACAAACCACATCATGTTTTTATCTACTAGCTTGCCAAGTGCCACTACATTCGCGATACCAAGATTTGTAAGCTTAGTTCTGCGCTTAATTGCATTTGCTACCTTTTTTATGTTTTCTTCATTCCATTCGCGAATAACATCATTCACGCTGAACTTTTCTGCAATCAATCCTGCATGATTTAATGCATGTAGTGCTTCATTTATTTCCATATCAAACTCCTATTGTATTTATTTGAGTTTCTCGTCAAGGCGATGGAAGAAACTGTGAATTAGTAGATCATCCTCAAGTGACTCATCTTCTTTCTTCGGTTCTTCTTTTGGTTTTTCAGGTTCTTTCTTTTGCTGTGCTACAGCCTTTTGTAGCAAGCAGAGTCTTTCATACGGATCAGACTTACTTTTGATTTTTTCAATCATTGGTTTCAGCTTTTCGTTTTCAGCTGCCTTGTCAAGCAATTCATTAACGGTATTTGCCCATTCTTGATATTTGCTAGTGAATTCATTTGCTTTTTCAATCTTCAATAGGTCACTGACTTTATCACATAGTTCTTTAACCTTAGCTTCGCCTGATGTTTCTTCAGCAGGTGCATCACTTGTTTCAGACTGTGATTTTGTCTCAGATGCATCATCTGTTTCTGTTGCCGGTTCTTTAGGTTGTTCTTTAGGCTGTTCTGCAGATGCATCAGCAGTTGGATTTCCTTGTGTATCAGTTTCATTGGCTTCAGTCAATAGGTCAAGTAGTTCTTCTTGTTTTTCAAGTGCTTCAAATACTCGCTTGATTTCATCCTGTTGTCCTGTTGCCGCAGCCAATGCCCAATAAGATGGTATTGCCTGTTTTTTTGCCTGTTCAATAAATGCCTTTGCTTTTTCAACTCTTTCTTTATAGTCAGGATTTTTCTTTATGAAATCGTCTAACTGCTTATACAATTCCGCATTGGTCTTTTGCATTTCAGTATAGGCATTTGAGTCACCTTTCTTTACAAAGCTAGCTAACTTATGCATCTTGTCAGCAGCCCAGCTCTTTACAGTGCCTTGTCCATTGAACTCTCTTGTTTTCTGATTTTGCTTAAATGCCTTCCATAGCTTATTGCCACCAGCAAGTGAAGCAAAAACCAGCTTTGAGAAAATGTCAGGTGAGTTCTTTGAGATACCTAAAATTTCTCCAACCTTTCCAGCAGCGTTCTTTGCGGCACCTTTTATGGCTTTGGAAATCTCGCCGTCTTCAAGATTAAGCGTTTTATGTGTAAATGGTTCTTCAAGATTTTCGCCAGCATCAAGTTTCTTTCTAGCAGCAACAACGCCTTCTCTGAATTTCTTTTCAAGTTTCTTCTTGATGGCTTCATACTTGTTTTTGGTTGCTGCGTCAGTGGCAATATCTTTTGAGTATTCTTTGTCATCACCATTTTTCTTTACAAGTTGGTCATACTTTGTGGAGTCAATTTTTTGATACTTAAAAAGTTCTTCAACGGCTTGACGTCTAGCACAAGCCTCCATGACTTCATACGGTGTTCTGCCGTTGAATTGACCTGGCTTAATCTTCTTGTCTTTTTCAAATGCTAGGTCATAGATATCATCATAATTAGCGCCGTTTATTGACTTAGCCAGATCTTCAGGCTTGTCTGCCTTACCAACTAGCTTTGATACATTTCGCATGACTGACACTTCGCCGATCTTTTCAAATGTGTCTGAATAATCGGTGATATCTTCATGTTCTTTTGCGGCGTCAATGCGCTTTTGAATTTCTTCATTTTTGCCGGCAAGCTCGGTCTTTGAAAAATCAAGTTTTAGCTGTTTCTTCTCTTTCTTATCCTCATAGAACCAAACATCTTTTTCTTTATCATGCTTGATACCATCAGCATATTCAGCCAAAGAACTCTTATTGTTATTTTCAATAAGTTTAACAATCTTTTCTTCTAAAGTCAGTTCTTTTTCTTCTTCATTATTTACTTTTTCTTTTGGATCAGCCATGATATCTTATTCCTCATTAGTAAGATTCTTGACATTAAACTTCTTGACCAATTGCCAGTTATGTTTTTCGGCATGTGGCAAAACGAAGATGCGAGTTGAGTGTTCCTCAATCTCCTTCGGTTCAACCACCTCAATCATATTCCATTTGACAAGACAAAAGGCGATAGAATTTCGTCTTTCAATGTCTTCCAAAGAAACATTACCAAACCCTGGGTAACCATCCTTGCCACGGCCCAAAACAAATAACTGCTTGAAATGTGCAAGATAGTAAGTGCCGAACTGTTTCAACAAGTGACACGACTGATAAAGAACTTTGTTCTTGTTATCAGGAATACCCATACGGCTCAGCGTTTCTTCAATGATCCACGCATCAACCTTTAATCTCACTTCAAGCAACTTATTTGTGTTTTTCATCTCTTAACCCAATGTCAGAGGTTCAGGTTGCCAATTAAAGTCCTTAGCCTCATTATCAAAAATTATCTTTGCTGTTGCAGCTGGGTCAAGCTCGTCGTCGCCATAGCCTAAAAATTCAAACATCAAGATATCTCTCAATGTTTTATAGCGAACAAGTTCTGCTTCGCTCAGCTTGCTAAAACCGTAATGCTCATAACCATTCTCGCTGTAAATCTTCTGTATTTCTTGGCGTAGTTTGGTGATGTTCAAATGATGATTATTGAAGAAAAGAATTTTTTCATCATTGATGATTTTCGCATTCCAAGTTTTAGGGTCAACCTGTTTCATCACATCTGCAGGTCCTGCAATGTCACTAACCGTGGGTTGCTCTTTAATGTCCTCACGGTTATATGACTTGTTCATGTGCATCGCCACATATTCTGAAAACGTCAATCCTTTCTTCATACTTAACCTTTGTTTTATTTATTAAGCAGATATGACTCGTGAGAATACATGGTACTGATTATCGCCGAAGTAATATGGGATGCGAAGCACGACCGCATGTTCAAATGATCTTACTTCAACATTGGCGTTTTCTCTGTCAATTCTTACGCCTACCCATTTTTCAATCATCTGAAATACTTCTTCAACAATGCGTTCACCATCGCCTTCGTTCTGGAATAGCAAACGGTAGAATGGCGACCAGAAGTCAATGTTGAAAAGGCGTTCATACGGTTCAGTTACGATAACTGCTTCAATCGCCTGGTCAAGAGCATCAGTTCCATAGACCTCAGACTGAACGCTAAGATCATCACCATTGATGTCGCGGTATGGGTTTTCACCTACTGCACCGTAATCCTTAAAATCGTTATTTGCTGATAATGGTAGCATTATGACCTCAATGTAAGCCATGTTTCAGGCATGTTATAAACGGTTGCGCCTACGCGGTGCGGGCCTTTGCCTCCGGTCACCCTTACATCAAATAACCTCACACCGTCAATCTGTTCTTTTTCAGCAAGAACCTTGAAAGTATACCCAACGCCATCAAGCGTTTCAGAATAGGCATTGTCGCCAACCTGAATGGGACGCTGTTCAACAGGTTCATTTTTGTCAAGCTCAGGAAATTCTTCCTTGACTTCCTGAGCCTTTTTCACTGCTTGATAAATCTGCGCCTTTATCCAGTCAGGAGTTCTCTTGTTTGTTGCTACTGCTTTACAAACTTCATACAGAATATCACGCTGAATTTGTTCCTTCATATTAAACCTCTGTAATTAGTTCGGATTCGCGAATCATATCGTTAACTGTTGTCCACTTTTCTTGGCAGTGTTGCTGCAGTTCTTCATCATGTTCAACTGAAATACGAACAGCAGCACGAAGAGCTGAAATTACACGACCGTTATAGTAGAAGGCATCAGGCATGTCAGCCATTTCATCGCCTTCAACATTATATTCAATCGGTTCAGCCGGAGTTGTCCATCCAAGCATATCGTTTGAATAGCCTTGCATTGAAGCCGGGTTATTCACATCAATAGTTTCTTGAACGCCGTTAACATTCATTGTGATGGTACCATCATTGTCATTCAATCTCATGCCGCCAATGACGTATTCAATGCTTGTGTCACCAGGCAGTTCCTTATGCTTACCCAAGAACGCTTCGGCAAACTGGTCTGCCTTGACGCTGAAGTAATGCACCATTCTGTTGTTCTGCCAGCGACCCTTCTTGATGTCAGTCCACGACATGCCGCCAGGGAATACGTTCTTTGACAAGTTGAATGCCTTAGATGCAGCTCTTGTATCACTTGGGCTAATCAGTGCATCAACAGCAGCCTCAAGAACATACTTAGAGTTGTTCAACTGGTTGATGCGTGAGTCAAAGGTATTCATCATCTTGTTCGCAGTTGAAGCCTCTAGCTTATAGTTGCCATTACCGCTTTCTTCAATATGCATCTTAGCAAGTGAGTCAGTATAGAAATTCTTTGTTGAACTGATAGATGTGCAAGAGTCAGTACCGTCCAAAATACAGTTGAAGAATTTCTTCAGCTTTGCCATCATATCAAAGATACCGCTGTCAATCAGCTTGTTGATGTATGACTGTATCATACGGCGGATATTGTCTTTCTTGCGTTCCAACATATCCAAGAAGCCGTTTATCTGCTCCTTATAGAAGTTAAGCAATTTCTTAATTGCTGACAAACCGAAGTTGAATGTGAAACCGAAATTACATACGGTGTCCATAAACTGGTTATAGTCAGAAATAATCTCATTCACGAATTGCTGCTGTTCCTTGGTGATAACGCCTAGCTTAATAAGCGTCTTACAAATCAAGGAGTTTGAGTCAGTCAATTCTTCAATGAAGATATTACATTTATACAAGTTATTACAGAAACTTGATTTCTTTTTGCCTGTCTTAGGGTCTGTTTTATATCCGTCCCACAGCAAGTCAACAAGTTTCTTCTGCAAGACTCGTATCCCATTTAAGATGGCTTCTACAGCAAGGTCAACAGTAAACTTCAGCAAAGACACAATCGCATCAAATGCCGTATTAAGCATCTGAAGCGTTGTCTGAGCCAAAGCAATGCCAACCTGTAGAGCTGCCTCCACTAGCAAGAATGTGCCGTAGATGTATTCACAAAATATACTACCCACGCTCATATTGAGTACTCCAGTGGTCATAATGAACTGTCACTGACAGTTTTAGACCTTCTTCACTATCATAACTAACTGAACCGCCGGTATCAACATTTGTGATTGTGGGGTTCTCAAGAACGAATACTTTGAATGTGCCTCCGTCAATAGTTCTCAATGTTATCCAAATTTTTGAAAAGATGCGTTCAAATTCAAGGTGCGGAAAATTGCCATTGAGCGTGTCAATTTTACGATGGGTTAAAATATCAAGCAAAGCCCTTCGCTTTGTGCTATCTCCTTCATTAGCAATCTTGTTCTTATTTCCTCGTAGCCAGAACTGCAGTTCGCAGTCGCCTGCATAATTACGATAGACAGGGCGCGACATCTGCGTGCCGAAGAAATAGAAGTCCTTCGTCGTTGTTTCGTGTTTAGGCAAATCAGCCTTGATACACATATATGACGGGTCAGGCTCACCATCTTCAATACCATAGTGAGCTTTCGCTTCATCGCTGAAGAAGAAAGAGACCTCAAACATCCACGATGTCTGTGGCTGTTCCCAGCTTGACTGCAACTTAAGTTGTGGAGCAAAACGAGTAGTCTTTCTGCGTAGATACTGTTGCAGTTTCAAGTCAGCATCGCTCTGCTGATCTTCTGCATTCATTTTCTTAGCTTCTTTCCACATACTTAATTACCTGTATTATTGAATTTCTTCTTTCTCTTCCAAACCATAAAGTCATAAGCGATGCGTGCGGTCTTTGTCAGCACTTCGTCAGTATTTGTGTAGTTGAATTCTTCTTCGTTTATTGAGACCAACATACAGTTATGGAACTCAATTTCTGCCACCAGCGTGTTGACCTTATTATCATTGATAGCCATGTTGACGGCAGGCTTATGTATCTGAAGAATGATTGTGCGGCTAGTTTTATTAAATTCTTTGTTATAGATATAGTCACCTGAACCCAAGAAGTAATGGTCATTTGAAATTTCACCGTTAAATAGCTCTTCCAGAATGCGTGAAACATTCAGGTTGGCGTCTTCATTGAATGTTATGTTCAATTCACCAGTATTCTGAACACGACCTGGGAAGTTTGCTTCCATACCCGCATAGTAAGTCTTTACCACTGAGGTTTCTCGTTTGCCCCAAGTGCAGTTTTGAATTGCTTGAGAAAGTGTAGGACCGTAATAAGTGTCCTTTTTGTTAAGAATAAAGTTTTCAAAGTTGACTGAGAAACACCATCTAGGCAATGGTTTGTAATTCTGATAAAAAGGATTATCCCAAATTGACTTTATTCCCATATCAAATTTCCTTTTATTTATATTGTATTTATTCTTTGTTTGATATGGTAACCGGAGACAGTAAGCCCGGTTAGAGCTTACCGTCAAATGTACCTAGTCTTTGTTTTGACTGGTGAACCGTATGACGTTGTAAGTAGACTGACTTATAGGCTTACGGAGCGGTCAACCTGTATTCCGGCTATATCCTATAATGCTATTGGCGGCTATGTGTAGGTACTTGCTGGGTACTACTTCGCTATTGCATTGGTCGTTCGTTGAAATGGGTAAGCAATTCTACCCGAACGGCGTCCCTCTACCGATAGCGCCATTGAGTTGGTCTTCGTTCCGAGGAAACGGCTTAAAATTTTGTTCGGGTAAAAATATAAAAAAGTTTTCAAGAAAACAAAAGACAGCGGTTTTCATTCCGCTGTCCTTCATTAAATGTTTCCGAATGAATTAGGCTTCGTCGTCCAAATCAAGGTCGCTCAGATCGTCTTCGCCATCAGCCGGCACTTCGTCTTCACCAGCGAGTGAGTCTTCTTCCGGTTCAACGACGTTCAGATGAGCTCCGCAAACTGGGCAAACGCCTTCTTCCGGGTCAAAGTCAAATTCTGCATCATCGATGCAAACTTCGCCAGTTCCGCCGCAAGTCGGGCATTCGGTTTCATTTCCGTCTTCATCGGTAATTACGCCTGTTCCGCCGCAGTCAGGACAAGGAACCATTTCGCATTCTTCCTCGCCTTCGCCTTCTTCGGTTGGTTCATCTGTAGGAAGATCTTCTGCCGGTGCATCAGCGTCCACCGGAAGTTCATCATCTTCCACAGCTTCATTCATGAAACGGCAAGCACGCTTGCACTGTTCTAAAAAGAATTGGTCTTTCATTATGATCTCCTATAAATTCCAATTTGTTTATTTTATTTATTTAGCGTATAGTTTCAACGCATCATAAATCTCGTTTTGAACATATTCAATGTTCACATCAAATCCTTCAGTTTTCAACTCGCTTTGTAATGCGGTTGCGGCGCGTTTGACGGCGGCCTTTAAGCTGTCAGATAGATAATCAAATCTTTCAAGATAATCACGAGAAGGGCGGTTATTTGACTCCAAATCTGGAACATTATCGCTAATCTCTCGTGCATAAATTTCTCGAGCCACGCCATAAACCTTGTCAAGCAAATACTCTGACAATTTGTTTTCATCTAGCTTGACGCGATGTTCGGCAACAAGACCTGCTTTATTAAGCGTAGATAATGCTTCATTCAATTCCATTAGGCACCCCACTTCTTAACGACGTAATCTTTAACTTGGCGACGAATATCAGAAAAAACATCGTCTGATGTATCTTCGGCATAGCCCTTACCTCGCATAACGCGCTGAGCAGCAACACTCAAGGCTTCATTCATAGTTCTCATGATTTCGTCTTCAAATTCACTCATCTCAATTACAGGAGCTGCAGTCTTTGAAACAGGTTCACGCCAAGGCAACGGGTTCTTGCCAAGTTCTTCCATAGCTTCCTTATAAAGTTCATACCCTTCTTTGGTGACGCTGATGAAGCGGTTTCTTCCTTCATACTGATTAGTGAACAAAGAACGGAAGTTCTTGTCAATCACTTGGCTTAAGCTCTGCCAGTTGTTGAACATATCGTCTAGATATACACGCTGGCAATAATTGTCATGCTGCAAACAGCGATGAACAATTTTCATTAGGTTTGTTGGTTCTCCGCTACGAATAAAGTTCTTGACCGTAGCCTCAACCAGCATACCTTCGTTAATCAGAAGATTTACTGCTTCAATGTCGTTCATTTGTCTTTCTTCCTGTAAATTTTCATTGCTTCGCGAACAATGTTAATGTCCGGGTATTTGATGAGCATCTGTGGGCGAATGTCATTCCAGATATCAGAAACGCCATTGAACCACATTAGGAACCACCAGTAGTTAGTGGTTCCGTAAATAAGCTTGGAAATTCTATCAGGACGCCCAACATCCTGTTCGGCGCACTTATACCATTTCACAGGACCAAAATCAAAATCGCCAAAATCCATTGAACCCAAATCCTTTTCAACGATTTGGTCAACGGTATTGGTTTGGAGGAAATTAGTTCTGTATGTGATGTTTTCCATATTTTATTTATTCTGCAGAGCTTTTTCTTCAGCCATGTAATCAAAGATTTCTTTAATCGGCGCAGTAATCACCTTGCCGTAATCATCCTTGACCGTAATCTTTTGGTCGCCAGTTAAGCAAGCATATTCTTGGTTGAAGTGCTTAATACCGTAGTTACGAACAATCATTTCTTTGAACTTTTCGTCTCTACCGTCAATCTCCCACCATTGAACCTTACATGGTATGAATGTATTACGGTTCAATTTCGCCTTGTTCCAGATATCATAGAAGTGGTTAAATCCCTTAGGCGTTGAGATTAGAAGAAGCATAGCGTCAGAACGAGAAATCTGCGTCGGGAACACTGATGCCATAAAAGCTTCAGCGGATTTGTCATCAAGGTGAGCAAATTCGTCCACCAGTTCAAGGTCAACCGTCTTACCACGGATTGAAGATGAAGATGACGCCGCTGAAAATACTCGGGTCTTGTTTTCAAGAATAAATTCAGACTGGTTCCATTTGATGATACCTTTCTGCAACCACATTGGCAAGTCGGTATATGCAGCCTGAATACGGAACATAATTTCATCAGCCTGAGATGCCTTGTTAGCTAGGATAGCGATAACCTTAGCCGGATGGAATAAAGCATACCAAGTGATATAAAGGGTAGCAATGGTTGTCTTACCTGACTGACGACCCATCATGATGATACGGTTATTCTTGCCAGGTACCTTTGTGATAATCGCTTTAAGAAGACGCTGCTGATAGCCTCTCAATTTGATTGGGTGAATACCGTCTTCAGCTGTAATTGTAAAATACTTCGCAAAATGAAAAATGTTTCTTTTACATTTCAAGTATTCCTGCAGCTGCTCAGGAGTCATCGCCACCTTTTCACCTGCTGCTCTCAATAATTCATTTTTCTTAAACATCTATTAAACCTCTAGATATTTATAAATACTATAAAGGAATAGGTATTAGAATGCAAAATAATGAAATTTTGGAAGCAGTAGGTGACGATGATTGGCGTCCAACCGCTCGTGACATACGAATGCTAAATCAGGGAAGAAAACCCGCTTGGGCAAAGAAGGTCACTGAAATAGGTCCTCGCAAAGCAAGACCTAGAACTAGCACATCACCGTCTGAATTGGCAATGCGTCGTGTTACTGAGCCTGATTACAGGAAGCCGTTTTCTGAAACTGATTTGAAGAAGGCCCGTGAAGGCGAAGAGCTAATGAATGCTAGAATTGCAGACCGCCTTCAGAAAGCATTTGATGATTTTACTGTTTCAATCACTGCTGATGAAATTTCAGTCAATACACCAACCGTAAGGTTCAAGGTTATTCCTTATGGACCTGTTTATAAAGTAAAAACAATTTACAGCGCTACTCGTTCCGAAATGGACGATTGCGAATCACTTTACCAGGTAATTGAACTGATTAAGAAAAATTCACAGAACATTGGAGAATCTATGAACGTTGACGGCGCAATTAGATATATGAGAGGCGATGCAACACTTAAGGAAGCATTGCTTGATGAAGCTCTTGAAACATTAAAGAACATCGGAGCAACAATTACAGAAGATACTGATGATTGGGACGACGCTGACCGTCCTGCTGGAATGTCACTTGCTGCTAGACGGCGTGCTGCTGATAATCGTGATTGGACACGTGATGATCTTGAAACAAAAAGAGCTCGTGCGGGTATCTGGGTCATCAAGGTAATTGTTTCATCAGATGCTTATGATGAAGAAAAAGACGAATATGTTGACGATTATACATTAGGTTATCTAAAACCTGATGGTACTGTTTCCAAAACATATGATGATAAGAGCATGCTGAATTATCGTCAGTGTCAAGAATTGATAGACAAATATGCAAGATATCCTGATGGTCCTGCAAAACCATCATTTGAAAAGAAATTGCTGCAGCAATATAAGATTACTGATAAACAGGCTTCAATCTTCCTATCACCGGGAACCGTTAAGGAAGGTAAGTTCCATCTATTTAACTCGCCGCACGGACACGAGCTTTAACTCCCAGCCGAAATAATCGGACACGTTTCATACTAAAAAGGAGCCCATTTTCATGGGCTCCTATTTTTTCACTTCAAATTGGCTTTTTCGCCGCAAAATGTCAAATTTCCCTACTTAAATTTCATAAAAATAAGCAGTTTTATTACAGTTTTTTGCAGTTTTCTTGTTTATTTGTGATAATTTTGCATAATACAGACAATTTTACAGAAAATGCAAAAATCGCTTATTTTTTCTTTGCTTTGTAAATTTCGTCGTAAGTCTTTACGCAGTTTTTGGTCACAAATTGTCTTGCATTGTGGAATGCGTCAAACATCTGCAATAACTGTTTAGCAAGTTCACAGATTTTCTCAACCGAGTCAGCGTAAATGTTTGACCAAGCAGAACCACCAAGAACTGCTTCCGAAATTCGGGTACCGATAGAAATCCTCAAAGTCTTTCCATCCTTGGTATCACCTTCTTCAATGGTAAAGTCAGAACCGTAGCTATTCGAGTTCTTTGTCTTTATATCGTAGTAGGTATGCCAGCGAACAATCTTGTCGGTGATTTTGCGAACTTGAAGGGTATATTCAACGCCCACAAGATCCAATGCTTTGCGGACAATTTCTTCATTGAACTCCAACTTCGCTTCACGCTTCAAAAGCTCTTTCTTGATTTTCTTCTGTTTCTTCACTTCCGACTTCTGATAGTCAGCCATGATCTTCGAGAAGGTTTCAGCAGTAAAAGAGCCACTGTAAAGTTCACGGTCAAGGGCATTCTCAATCTTCTTACATTTCTTACCCCACAAGTAAGTGACATCGCCTGATGCATTTTCCCAGGTAATGTATTCACCTGGACCGTGACTGTGGTTTATCTTACCTGGCGCTTTTGAAAGTTTAATGCCTTCTCTCCACGCAGCTTCATCTTTAACGACTGTGCTGAATTCATAATCGGCGCCATTGTCATTTCTGCCAAGACGAATGACAATCTTGTCTGCTTCACATTCCTTCAAGAAAATGTAGAAGTAGCGGTCATATCCGTCACGACCCCACCAACTGCCATATCTGCTGTTTTCAATAATGAGGTGCGGCGTCTGTGATGCAACGCACCAGTCAAGCAATACTTGTTCACTAATTCTCATTAGTCGCAATCCTTATTGTATTCGTAAGGCTGTTTTGGTTCGTCAGGTGCGGTCACCAGTTCAACGGTAATGTTGTCCGGCTTAATAGCTTCCTTTGTCAAACCCAAAAGGCACACTGCCTTGAGTTCATCATACTGTTCATCCGAACAGTTGTCGGGTACTTCAAATTCTCGAGTGGTTGTGTAAGTGATTTTGAACTTTTTCATGAGTTAGCTCCTTGTGTTTTTGTTTACATCAAAAATATAACAAAAAGATGGGGTCTTGTAAACCCCATCTCACTGCAAAATTTGAATTTTATTTCTTCGGTCTCTTATAACCGAATATCTTCATGTTGTCTTCCTTCTTGACAGTTCTATCGCCCTTTCGCTGTTCCTTGTAGTCGCAGCGATGTTTAGCGACAGATTTGCTGAAGAGCTTAGTGATGTAAGAGCCGGTGCCGAGAGCATGCCCGTTCTTAGCCTTAACATTTCCGTCCTTATCAGCAAGCCAGTCAATAACCATCTGCACGGTACCAGCTTCAGTTGCTTCGTCTTGGTCATTTAATGTGTATGTGACCTTGAAGTCATTCACATAGTTTGCAGTGGTTGTGTAAATCCACAAATGCAAGTCGTATGTCACATCATACAATGGAATGTTCAATCCGTTCTTCTTATAGTCTTGCTTGAATTCATCAGTGCAGTGATTTTCAACATATTCATCAACAGGTATGCCCTTTGTTGAAGCACCAACGATATTGCCCTTGTCATCAACAGGTATCATGCCGTTCTTGACGATATCGTCAAGGGTTGCTAGACCACCCGTCGCTGAGACAGAAGGCAATGCGATGTCAACCTTCAAACCTACACCTATTGTTTCAGGCAACTTGTTGTCCTTCGGGTCAACCGTCTGAACTGTATAAGGTTTCTTAGGATCATACTTATGGTCAGCATAGAATTCGTCAACCTTGTCTTGGTCTATTTCGGTCACAGGATGAATAATGTGAATGTCAATATCTTTTGCTTCCCTCATTATTACAGTTACCGTATCAGCAGCAACGTTGCCTGCCTTATCCACATAGCGGCGTATGATATAGTTAACACCTTTTTCAAGACGCTGCAATGTCAAGGTATCTTGTGTATCGCCGTTGACTGTCCACTTAACCTCAATGGCGTTAGTGTTGAACGATTCCATGCCTGTCGGTTTCAAGATTTCAACTTTAGGCGGAATATCATCAAACACAATTTCAATCTTTGCATTTGACTTGTTGCCGAAATCATCGGTATAGTTATATTCAACGGTGTAAGCGATGTTGCCTTCTTCGTTCTTGACAATCTTCTTCTTATCATCCAAGGTATATGTCACAGTTGTGGCTGAGTCAATCTTGTATGATACTTGATAGTCAGAAACTCGCAATCCAGTCATATCGTCGGTCTGGTATGAAACGATTACTTCCTTGCCGTCAACCTTCTTTGTATAAGTTACTGTCTGAACAGAGTCAATTCTCTTATGAGTTCTTGCATCTAGCAACGCAGTGATAGTCACTCCGTTCACGACTTCCTTCGCCTCAATCAAACCGCCACCAATGTTTGTGTACTGAGCCATTGTTTCGTCAAGAACATAATTATATTCCTTGACCACGCTAGCCACATTCTTGAGGGTATCAAGTTTGACCGTAATCGGGAATTCTGTCTTTGTATTGCGAACGGTGTCCTGAACGATGACCTTAAGGTCATTGTCCTTCTTATTCACATATACCTTGTCATCCTTCACTTCTTCAATGGTGATGTAGTCAATTAAGGCATCTGTGTTCTTTGCATTCACCAATGTAATCTTTGGCGGAGCATCATTGAACAAGAATACCACGGAGTCGCAGACAGTACCCTTTGCATTACATTTCTTTACAGTTGTGTCGCGGCGAACCGTAATTGGGTCACGGTTCTTGTCGCATTTAGAACCTTCACAGACCTGCCAGTCAATGGTATGATCTGGAGTGTTTGTCTTGATGGTATCTACCTTAGGTCTGTCATCAACATCAGTGATAGTGACGGTTTCATTGACATCCTTAATCTTGACAACGATCTTTGCAGAGTCCACTGAACCACGACTGTCTGTGACATATATGGTCAATGTATCAGGCGGATCCTTTTCAAAATCCTTCGGTGTCACCAAGGTAATAACACAAGAGCTATCAACCCTATAATCATCACGATGGCTGCTATAACATTTAAGAGAGTCTCCATCTTCATCCCCCTTGCTTGTGATTATCCACGATGTGGTGTCATTCTCAGGCACAACGAATGTTGTGTCATGTACCCAAGCTGGTTCATTGATGTCAGTTATCTTAATAGTGTATTTAGCAGTATCCGCTGCACCAGACGGATCTGATGCGATAACGGTCACGGTGACAGTAGGTGTCTTCTCATAGTCAAGCGGGTCAGTCAGTTTCAAGACGCCAGCCGAATCTATTGTGAAACCCTTTTCAACAACTGTATATTTGATTGGATCATCGTCCTTGTCGGTTGCCGTAATAATACCTACAATGCAGCTCTTGCAGTTTTCAGGAACTGTAAGTGAGTCATTCGGCTGTAGGATAGGCGGATCATTCACATTCAAGATCTTGATAGCCACAGTTGCGGTATCATAGAATGTTCCGTCGGTTACGATAACCTTTACGGTATCAGTCTTTTGCTTACCATAGTCAAATTCTGTCTTGAGGGTTATATTGCCCAGACTATCAATATGATAATGCACACTATCTGAAATACTGTAGCTAACAGGCTGTCCATCTTCGTCTTTTCCCTCCACTTGTCCAATAGGACCGGTGTAATGTTCTTTTACAGTTAATGTTGTGTCCTTGGCATGAACAGGTTCATTTACATTCTTCACATAGATGACCAAGTTCGTGTCTTTCTTTGAACCATCCGTAGATGTCACGGTGACAGTTATCGGATATGTTTTCTTTGTTTCATAATCAAATACAGTCTTTGTGGTGATGGTGCCGAGAACCGGGTCAATCGCAAAGTTTGTGTTATCCTTTAGCGAATAAGTCACATCAGTGCTGTCAGCATCCTTACCAATGACTGCACCCACAATAGTTCCGGGGTCAGAATTTTCCTTAACGGAGTCAATCTTTGCGATGACAGTGATTGGTTCCTGAATGTTTGTGATCTTGATGGTATAATTTGCGCTGTCCGCAAATTCACCGTCCACAACCTTAACCTTAATCACATAGACTGTATCTTCCGTTTCGTAGTCAAACACATGGTTAGTCTTAATCACGCCGTCTTCAACGGTGAACAATCCGCTAGGATCTTCAACCGACCAAACAAGCGGTGCCAAGCCATCATCGGTATATTTTATATTGCCGACTAATCCTGTTCCAGGCGGAATTCTTATTTCTTCCTGATAGGTCTTAATTGTGTCTGTCTTGTCAAGAACGATTGATGTATTCTTTGCTGCTTCAGCATCAACGATCTTAATCTTCAATTCACCAGATGTTTCACCATTAGGTAGGATGGCGCCGGTGATACTGTCAATGTGCATAATCAAGTAATCATTTGGTTCCACAATCGTATCTTTCTTGACATTGACCTTAATTGTGTCAATAGGTGTCTTCTGACCAATCGGGATCTTTGTTGTGATAACTTGATTTGAGTCACAAATCGGAATTACAGGCGGTATGTTGAAGTCTTCAACAGTCACACCGTCCTTTAGGTCAAAACAGTATGTGAAGTATACATCAGTTGTTGCCGTATCGCTCAACGCAATCGGAATAATTACGGTTGAGTCATTTTCCTTCAAACCGGCTTGCTTATCCAAAGCTGGGAAATCAAGTGTGTCAGGGTCAAACTTGACAAAGCGGAAATTCTCACCTTTGAAATCGTCACCAATTTCAAGCTGGTTAGCGAGCATCTGTCCTGCAAAGTCAAGGTTGCATTTCAAGTACATTTTTGCGGTAGTGATGAATGACCCTTGAATAGGTACATTGTCGGTATTGTCAAATATGATGTTCTTGTTTGAATAAATCAGCACATTACCGCGGTATTTGCTTTGCGGCAATACAGAGTCGCCTAGCACAACAGCGATAGTGGTATGGTTACCGATGAAAAGTGAGTCAACGAAAATTCTTGTCAATCGGTTCTGGGTCATGTGAATGTAAATCTTACATCCGTTCTTACCACCCACGCAAGTGTGAATGTTATGGTAGTAAATATCATACTGTCCATCGCCTTCTGGAACATGGATAGTGTCTGTCTGATTATTTTCGGTTAGAATGATGTCTGGCTGATATCCAGAGTCAGGCCATGTGATAGTAGGCATCTCCAATGTAACTGGTGCAGGAGGCACAGAATCGCAACTTAGCTTACCACCGCCTCGTTCAATGCCAGTTGTGGTTGGCGACACAGGTGCGGTAGCCAAACAGATGTTTCCGCCGAACAAGGCAGTTCCGTTATCGTTGCCTGTCGTCAGTGACTTAGCACGAATTGGGCCAGTTGTGAATTGGCACTGGTCACCCAATGAAATTGTGCTATCGGTAAGCACAGGACCGCCAAGGCTGATACCTTCAGCTGATGTAATCGGTCCTCGTGAACCGTTCCAACCTGACTTATCAGGAATTACGACACGGCGACCCATCTTGATGTAGTCCGTGCCATAGAGCTTATACTGCAACATGTAGTCAAATTCGGTCTGTTGTGTTGCAGAGTCGAGAGGGATGTTTGAGTAGGTAAACGGCTTGTAATCCGCACCTACCGCGAATGACAGCAAAAGAGCCGTAATTAAAACAAATAGCTTTTTCATCATATCTCCTTTAGTTTATTTATACTACCCAGTTTTAACGGTAAATAAAAATAAACAAATTCAACAGCCATGTCAATAGTTGGGCGAACAAATTTATCTAAAGACTAAAAAGAGCCGTTTTACAACGGCTCCAAATTATAACGGTTAGATGTTTTGTCTATCTCGAAGTTCTGCAAGCTTACCGTCGTTCCATGACTTGGTAATGCTCTTTCGTGGCGAACCTGTTAGGTAGCCAGTGATACGGCGAACACGAACGATCTTATCTTCATTCTTGTTTCCGCACTTAGGGCAAACATCATTGATGATACCGTGGTATCCGCATTCCAGACAGTCATCAGAATCCATCGTGATTGTGAAATAGCCAAGGTCACCTTCATACATGGTGTCAATGACCTTCTTCACAGCGTCAGGGTTCTGAGTCAAATCGCCGTTCATCTTATAGTAGAAGATGTGACCTGCGTTTGTGATCTTGTGGAACGGAGCCTCAGTCGCAATCTTGTTCGGCAAGGTTGTTGTCACAGAATAGTCAATCATGTGGGAGTTGGTGTAGTAGCCCTTACCGAAAATACGATATAGGTCAACATCGTCAAGTTTCTTTTCCTTCTCGAACTTGTTCTTGTCAATGTTTGCGAATCGTCCAGCAACTGCTTCTGCAGGTGTTGCGAAACAAGACCAGTTCAAGTGGGTTTCCTTTTGAGCGTTGTCGCAGAATGCACGAATTGTCTTGACAATGTTCAAGCCCAAATCGTCAACATCGTGGTCAACGCCCCAAGTCTTACCAGTAAGCAATGTGATTACTTCAGCGATGCCCACATAACCAATTGAGAGCGAACCCTGACGGAATACTTCACCGACCTTATCGCTAACTTCATGTGGCTTATCGTCAGATGTCAAATACAGACCCTGCTGCATTGTGAACGGGTAGTTCTCGTAGGTCTTGTTCGAGATTAGAGCAAAACGGTCGAGCAACGAGCCTTTGACATCATTCAAGATATCGCCTAGCTTCTTGAAGAACAATGCTCTTCTTTCAGCCGGGTCAGCGGTTGCGATATGAGCCTCAATAGCAAGGCGTGGCAAATTGATGGTATGGAAAGCAAGGTTACCGCGACCAGTAGTCTGTTCAGCACCATTGATGTTGCCCAAAACTCTGGTGCGGCAGCCCATAGTTGAGACAGTGGTGTTTTCAATTAGCTTTCTCAATTTCATCTTGCCATCGGCAATTTCGGTCACTTCCCAGTATTCACCGATATCATACTGATATTCATAACAAGGCTTGCTGAACTGATACGGGATAGTCAGGTCAACAACATCCACCTTGTCAAGGCCACGGCGCTTAAGCTCAATAGCGGTTAAACCGTTCAAGTCAACTTCTGCAGTCTGATACTTGATGTATGGAGCATTGAACGATGAGTCAACACGAACAAAGTTCGGATAGAAACGGCGAGCCAAGCACTTGATAGAAGCTTTATACAAATCATAGTTCGGATCGTCCGGGCAGAATGTATATCCCTTCATCAACTTGAAAATCAAGATTGGGAAGATAGCGGTCAATCCATCACCCAAACCTTCCATCTGTGAACGAATGAGGTTTCTTGATACCATTCGTCCGCAATTTGATGTATCAAGGCCGAAGTTCAAAGAGCTGAATGGCACCTGGTTTCCTGAACGAGACTGAAGAGAGTTTAGGTTTCCAATCAAGCCTTCCATAGCCTGATGGGTGTCATCATCGGTCTTTTGAATAGCTTTCACAACGCATGGGCGTGGGAAGCGTGCGTAAAGTTCTTGCACCGGCTGGTTCATTGAGACCTTGTTTAATTCAAGATCTATGGTGGTTCCAGGCTTTACAACCCTCTCGCCAGTATACTCAACGTATCTTTCCAATTCGGTCTTCAAATTCTTTTTGAAGGACAAATCAACGAATGGTGCCAAATCAAAGTCAATGTTGTCATCGGCAATACCGCCGAACTGCTGGTTTGACTGCAACTGCAAAATCACTGCTGTCAATGCTGCTGCTGTCTGAATTGACTTCGGTGAGCGTAGGAAGCCAGTACCTGAGTCAAATCCTGTTTTCAGCAGTTTGCCGACTGGAGCGAACAAACAGTTGAAAGTCAAGTTATACTGATTAAGGTCATGAATATGAATAGCACCGTCTTTATGCTCTGCGGCGTATTTCCTGTCAATGTTATTCAACAGGTTATACATCTTATTCGTTTCGGAAGCAATCTTACCATAAGCACCGGCAGGAGTTGCTCCAGATTCGTTAGCATTGTCTCTCAAGATATTTGAGCTCTTGAGGTTTGACTCGGTGATTTCCTTAATAGTCTTAACAATGTCAGATTTGGTATCACGAACACGATTTCGTTCTTCACGATAAAGGATGAACTTTTTGGCAGTCTGACAGAAACCCTGTCCCATTAAAGTTGCTTCAATAACATTTTGTATTTCTTCAACTTTGACTGTCTTTTGTTCACCCTTAGAAATAGCATCAACGACAAGCTCAACGAGGCGGTCAATATCTTGTTCAGTATATGTTTCTTCTGATTCTTTGAATGCTGCTTCAATAGCACTTGATATTTTGGTAATACTGAATTTTCTTCTTCGCCCGTCACGCTTAGTGATGTATGTAACCATAAATTAACCTCTTTTCTCCTATCTTATAAATTCACTTCAAAACTTATCTTATCGTTTGTGGTGATTTATTTATATAGGTCGCGGACAAAAAAGGACCGCCGGAATTGGCAGTCCTTTATAATGTGTTGCTTATGTACTTAGTCGTCTTTGCCCATGAAACGAGAAGCATTAGCAAGCCATGCCGGTGTCTTCGGCTTTTCTTCAGCCGGAGGTGCTGCAGGTGTTGCTTCCGGTGCCGGAGCAGGTGCTGGTTCAGCAGGCTTAGGCGGTTCTGCAGCTGGTGCAGGTGTGGCTTGCTGTGCTGCCTGTTGCTGTGCGGCACGGTCAGCTGCAGTCATCTTACGAACAGTATACCCTGCTTCTTCTGCTGTTCTAGCAGCCAATGCAAGGCGTTCAAGTCTGTCGGCAAATGACGGAACTGGCTGACCATTCTTGCGAGCGTCGTATTCAGCTCTGGACATATGACGAGGTGCAGGCTTTCCAGCAGGTGCCGGTGCGCCATCGCCAGCTGGAGCGGCGCCAGGCATAGTCACCTTGTAGCCAGCTCTTTCAGCGGTCTTCTTAGCAATAAACAATTCATCTTCTTTATTCATATCACTGTCTCCTTAACGAATGTATAGTATTTATAAATCTTTTTTCTTCTCGGTAATTAAACCAGCCTGATGAAGGGCATCAAGTGCCTCGCTTATCTCCATTGACTCCCCCATAGCTTGTCTCCTAAAGTTGTCGTGAATAGCATGGGCACAATCAAGTTCATCAAACTTATCAACAAAATAATCACGAATCCAGTCTTCTACAGAGTGAAGTAACTCTGCAGGCACGACCATGCCCCATGTCTTTTGGAGGATACCGAGTACCTTTGCTCGGTATTTTTGATATGCGTCTTTGAAAAATCCTTCATCAACCTTATTCATTGTTAGCAACCCTTAATAGCGTTCATGTATTGGGCAAAGGCAGATGCAATAGCCTTTGAACCGTGCTTGTCAATTTCATTGTGGAATTGCTGACGAGCAGCGGCTACCCTACCACGCTTCTTTTCAATGTAGAGGTTAGTTGACTCATCAAGAACCCATTCTGTTGACTCATTAACAGCGTTCACATAAGCATCCTGACAAGAAGGCATGTAAACAGCGTCAATGGTAATAAGATTATAGTCTTCGCACACCACATTGTCAGCGCCGAGAGAACCAGTACCACGAGAAGATACGCCCATGTGAACGCCACCGCGGATAAGACCCTTCAAAGTCTCACCACACTGAGTCGGCAAAATACGAGCCTTACCCATAGCAAGGTCGCCGTCCATGTGAAGCTCAGTAATCAAGATAGCTGCGCGGTCAGGGTTGATTTCTCCTGTATCAGGGTGAGACAATTCACCAACTGCTTCGCAGTTCTTAATTAGGGTCTGGAACTTGTTCACTTCTCTTTCAATTAGAGAGCGCTTATAAATTCTTCCGTTACGATTTCTCTTTTCTGCACCAAGGAACGGTCCAGTGATGTACATAAAATGTTCGCCGTTGACATCTTCCGTAATGGTCTTCTGTTCAGCGATAAAATCTTCATTCAACAGTCTTAATGGTTCTGACATTGTATTACCTCTAATTTATTTATATTAGCCTACAGCGAAGGTAGCACCACAAGGAGATTCCAGCTCAATTCGTTCAATGCACCAATCATAATCTTCTTTATATGATGCATAGAGGGAATCCGCATTTAGGGTACCACCACCAGAAATCTGGAGGTTATACTTTCTCAAGGCATTTGTCCAAACCATGCCAGCCTTTGCCACGACCATCTTCTTGAAGATAACATCATTGAAGATGCGTTCTGAGCGCTGACGCTTCCAAACCTTCATCATACCTTTTGTTGGGCGTTTAGGTGACGGTTGAACTTCGAGTTCTTTCTCCTTCTCATTGTATCTAACTTGGAAATGTTCACCGAACATATCGTTTGCTTCAGCCATCCATGTTAGGGTAGCCTTCCAGCTTCCAAGAATATCGCCATAAGCAGCGCTGTTGCCGAAACAGTTGCCTTCCCAGCAATTCATACCCATTACTTGGTCATATAGCAAGGCATGCGGCACAGTGAACAAATCATTGATACCGCCTATCCAGTTGCTAGTCTTGAAGTCAACGACTGACTCAAGTTCTTGACACAATTTGTAATGGGAGATACCAGGTTGAAGTTCCATAATCAGGTAATCTGAATAGTGGCCTTCGCCCATGTAATATCTCTGAATGTACTGAACACAGTCACGGATAATATCGTCTAACTGATCGTCTGACAACTCAACACAAATAACAGGTGAACCCAATTGTCTCTTAATGTATTCTCTTAACTGGGCTACATTCTGAATTTGATGCGCCTTCATAAACCCATCCGCAGCAGCGCAGTAGTCGCCTGGATGCGGAGGTGGGATCGGATGGTCTGGTTCCGGCTTTGGTGGGAACGGATGTTCCAGCGTCGGTTTCCAGGCCTTCTTTGGCGGAGTAGGATCCTTAAAATCTTTCATACTATAACCTCTATTGTATTTATTTGAGATTATAGTATGTAGGCGTTTACTCGAGCTTTCTAAGGCGGGCCTTAATTCCTCGGTGAACCATCTGAGGATTGTATTTGAGTATGTTAACAAAGCAACCATCAAGGATATAGTTAATGCACCAATCCCCATTATACCTTACTCCTCTGCCGAAACCCTGTTCAAGTTTCGCCATCAAGTCATAATTATACCAATTCTCAATCAAGTCCTTCTTCGCAGCGACTAGCTTGTTAGCCAGCGAAGCGTAAGGCAATTTCATACAGATAGCAAATCTGCATTTATCGCCGTCAAAGTTAAGTCCTTCAAGCAAAGTAGGTCCAACAAGAATACCATCCTTTGATTTCTCAAATTTAGAAATGGCGAACATCTTGTCCTTTGATGAACCATATAGGATAATGCGCTTCTTCACATCAGAAGGTATGCGTTCAAGCAATTTCTTGCTGTTCTCGTAGTTGCCTGTTTGAATAATGCCACGGTTACCCTTGAACATTCTGCATATTTCAGTGATTTGCGAACAGATAGGTCCAATGCTTTTTGCCTTTTCTTTGAACGACATCGGATTTTTATCTGAATAATAGATTGGTGACTTACTGAAGTCAAATGTGGACGGTATGTCCATTGTCTTGTATTGTTCAGCTGGTTCCTGGTTCATACCGATGATTACTCGGTACATTTTCAAGTCACCCAAAGTCGCACTCATCAGCAATTCACTGTTGCTGACATCATGAAAATACCTTTTAATCATGGCGCCTTCGTAAGTGCAGTTAATCACTGACTCGTCTTCGCCATCTGTCTTAACTGCAATCTGATTACCTAGTTCAGCAGTGAGCTTGAAGAAGTCACCGAACTTGCAGTTACATTCACGGCACAGGTTGCCTGCTGCCAAGTACTTAGCCATCTGTTTGAATTGCCTTGTTTCCTTGGCTTGTTTGCGGATGTCTTCATTGATGACGGCATATTCAGATAGAAGGTTCGAGTATTTAGCCATGTATTCAACAAGATCATCGTGATCATCAGTTGACATAATGTTTGCTGAAATAGTTGTGACCACTTTTGAGTTAGGCACCTTCTTGCCGTTCTTCTTTGCCCATTCGTTCAGCGTTTTCATGAACTCAGGTTCTTGTGCTGGAACCCTCGGTGCAAAGTGGTTCTGAATGATATCTGGCAACTTGTGAGCTTCATCACAGATGACCAAATCACGAGCCTCAAATGGCACATCTTCAGTCAGTGAGGTCATCATTTCAGCAACATAGTTCCTCTGTATCAAATACAGCTGATATGTCATAATTGTCACTGGCGCCTTTATAGCCAGATTTCGCATCTTGATGTATTCACAGTTCTTAGCACAGCCATAGCCCATCATGCTGGCTTTATCGGTGTCAGCTAGAACGGTTGTTCCGACCATGTTCAGCGAACATTCACCGCAAGAGACGATATTGCCGTTTCGCTGACAAACATAATTGTCCTTACCCTTTAGGTGTCCCCACGGCAGTTCATATCGTTCAAGATCTCGTTCATACTGTTCAAATAAGCTAAGGTCTGAAACAAGAATATATGATTTCTTGCCATAACACTCCCATAGCACGCCAGCTGCGATGATAGCAGTGAGTGACTTACCCGAACCAGTCGGTGCATTCATCGCCAATGTCTTTGTCTTGTTCAGTGTGTTCTGAACAACATGGGCAATAGCGTCCAGCTGATACTTTCTAAATTCAAAATCGGGCGAAAGAAAAGTCTTCGCCCATTCAGTTGCTTGTTGTTTGATTTCTGCAATTTGGTCCATTACCAAGTTCCTTCGTTTTCGCTTGTTTTAATAAGATCCTTTGGACGATAGATTAGGCTATACAAGTAGTCGCGTTTAATGTGGGCACACTTTTCACACATGCCGACCAAGTAGCGAACATCACCAACTTCATACTCTGCCTCGTTAGTGCAGCCAGCGACGAAACAACGCTCACCGAAATACTTCGGACACTTGCGTTCTTCTTTATATTCGTCGTAGGACTTAATGGTATTGCCCATCTGCCAGTTGACATAACCGTATCTCTTATTCATCTCGTCGGTAGACATGTTGTCTAGCCACGCATCACGGTCATTCATATTCATCTTTTCAAATTCTTCTTGTTTCATATAACAAAAATAATAACTTTTTCGGGTTTTACGGTACTGCCCAAAACTTTTCTGCATAAAAAGACGGCCGTTGCCGACCGCCTTTTATTAACAGACTACAAACAAGTTATTTACAGTTTGTCAACATTTCTTCAAGAACCGATTTCTCTGTGACATCAGGTCCCTTTTCATTGTTGAAGTATACTTCCTTTTCGTCAAGCAATGGTAGCTTGCCTTCCAAGAACTCACGAATCTGAGCATGCCAGTCGTATGATGTAATCACCGGAACGTTCTGAGATACCCAAATATGTGTCTTCTTAGCATTCGGCCATGTGAAGTCATCAGGCATACCCATGAACTTCATGAATTCTCTTAATGTATAGCCGGAGTCACGAGTTGGGTGAACAAGTGTCTGAATATGGCGGTGGAAGACGGTCGGAATATCGCTATCGCCCTTATAGACCGGTGTTGAGCAGTCCATAAATCCCTTCTTGATGGATAGCTTATATTCAATGTGTTCAACCATCTTCAATTCCTTCTCATTCAAGTAAGGCTTGAGTTCAGAGAAATCATACTTACCTGTGGTATTGAATTCCTTTAAGAATGGAGCCCAGAAACCTAGCTTTCCAGCGATGGCATCACGCCAGTTGTCGCCAAACTTAGCCTTGGCATACTTATACCAACCGGTTGTGGTCAACTTGTTGTTGATGATGTATTCATCGGTGTTATATTCAGCCTTAGGGTCAATTTCAGCCAGATAATCAACGATCTTGCCGTGCGGATTGTTGACATACTTCAACTGAGGTACCTTATCGCCCTTCCAGAAGATACCAAAGGTTCTGGAACGATACTGCGGGTTGCCGTGACGGTTTGTATTGGTCTTAACCCATGTAACTGAATAACCAGCTTCAGTTCCCATCTCCATAATTTTATCACGAACTGGCTTACCGCAGTTGGTGAACAAAGCCGGAGCATTTTCAAAGATGAATACCTTTGGTTTGATGCGTTCAAAGGTCATCTTGGCGATACCATACATATTGTTGTTCTGCTGGGCGTCAGCACCACGCTTAGTAGCCTTAGAACTATCGTTAACTGCGTTAGCAGCAGATAGACCAGAACAAATAGGCACTGCGGAAACAACATCAATGTCGTGGCAATTTTCGGTGAAGAACTTTTCGTCATCTTCGTTCTTGAATGTGGTAGCCATTGAAAGGATATTGCCGTCAAGCACCAATTCACGAACATTGTGCTTCTTTACTTCGTTTTGGTAATGCAAGAATGCAGATGAATTACCTTTGTCTGGGCCTTCAAAGTCAATGTTAAATAGCGGAGGGCAGCCGAATGCCTTTTCAGCACCGAGACACATCCCGCCAATTAGCGGTTGGAATGAAACCCAACGAATCTTCTTATCACTCATTTATGAACCTCAATTAAATTGTGATTTATTTATACAGCTTATGGGGCATGCCCAGGAATTGCATCAAGAAATGTCTTAACTCTGGACCTTTCAATATACGGTCATTGATGTCGTTCATTTGTTTGTGCATATCATTTTCATCTCTTGCATTGATGTAATGCAAAGAACCATCTATGGCAAAGAATTCACGCCAAATCATGCATACTCCTTTTCTTGTTCAAAATATAACAAAAAAAGGCAGTGCCCGAAAGCACTGCCTAATTTATTTCCGTGTGTAGTCGGATTACGAACGACCTGCGATAGATTCGCTCATATCCACAGAGCTACGAGTTACGGTGATCTTAACATCGATGAATTCAATAGCTTCTGCCGGACGAACCACGATGTTGACGTTCATGATGTGTTCATCATCAGGATCATCAGTTACAGAGGTTGCATATTCGAGCACACCTTCTGCTGCCTTGACGCGGCTAAGGAATGAGTCAATTTGGTTCTTAGCAGCAGCACGAGTGTTCGGTGTGTTCTGTGCGAACATGTAAGGAACCATCATGTTTTCAATCTGCTTTTCAATGTAGTTCATGCAACGACGAACGTTGATGCGGTTTAGAGCTGATTCCTTCTTGAGTGCAGTCTTCTGACCCCATAGCACTTCACCATATCCGCCGCAAGGACGAGATGTATTAATGTTCACATCGTAGAGCTGACCGATTTCGTCGTCGCTCAACTGAACCATCTGACCAGCTGTGTAATCAATGGTACCACGCTGAACACCTGCAGGAGCCATCCATGGGTAAGCATACATATCGCAGTATGCCATAGCGATAGCACCAGCAACTGACTTCGGCAAGTAAATCCAAGAAGCCAATGTAGAGTTGTAGTACTTATCGTAGCCAGCGTAAGCAGCGACGTAAGAACCGTTCGGGAAGGCGAATGCCTTACCTTCACTTAGCATTCTCTTGACTGTCTTTGATTCCTTTGATGTGACCTGAACCACACCGATGTCCATTGTTCTTGCAGCAGCAATTTCAGCAATACGGCGCTGGAATGCGGCGTAGCGCTGCTTACCATTGAAGGTGTCAATAGCTTCAACGTTGAACAAGATATCAAATTCAGCCTTCTGGCGGTCAGCATAGAGCTTCAATGCCTGAGTCTTTTCTGACATGTTGTTCTTCTTAGAGTTAGCACCACCAGTCAATCCGTAGATTGCGAATGTCTGCACCGGCTGAGCATAATCACCAGTTCCTGTCATAGCGTCGTTTACAGAGCTACGAGAAACATAGATGTATTCTGACTTACCGTTGATGACGTTCGGTGCGAACAAGGAATTACCTTCACCATCCTTTGCACGAGGATCGTTAGAAACGAACCAAGATTCAATAGGATCCTTTAGAAGGGCGTCTAGACCTGTTCCCCAAGCAGCTTCTGCAGTCTGGGTCTTTGTCTTGGCGTAAACGTTGATACGGTATACCTTCTTCCATGTGAAGTCAACATCCGGATCATCCTTGTCTACGAGATCTTCGTCATCGTATTTGTATTTCCAGCAGAATGCGTTCTGGTGGTTCAAGGCTGCGATGTCAGCACATTCAGTAGTGATAATTGAAACACCGATATCATTACCGAACTTACCAGGACCGATAGCACCGATAACGAGCTGGTTCTGCATGTTCGGAACATACTGTTCAATATCGCCGTTACCCGGTTCTTCATCGGATTCCTTAGTCATAGTGTAGCCATCCTTGTATGTGCCAGCAGGGCTGTTCAATACTTCAGATGTTGGGTAAGCAATCATCTTGTTCACAGATAGAGCTGTTTCGCCAGCAGGAACGTTCTGCTGGATCATGCCTTCCTGCCAAGGAATGATTACCGGCTGCGGGTCTGTTGCGATGTAAACAGAACGAGATGTAGTTGTGCCTGAATCCTTCTTAGAATATACCCAGAACAACCATTCGTTGTAGCTATTAGGATCTTGCTTGTCCTTCTGGAATGAGTCAGCGAAAATAAGCTTAGTTACGCGCTTTTCAGCAACATCTTCTT